GAAAAACCGACCTGATACGCCTATCATAGTAATCATGCAGCGCCTGCACGAGTCTGACTTATCCGGTTATCTGCTAGACGGTGGCAACGGCGAAGAATGGGAGCACTTAAACATATCCGCGGAAGTTGAGGAGGGAGAATCCTTCTGGCCACAACAATTCCCAATAGGAGACCTACAACGAAAAAACAAAGCTAACCCATATGTTTACGCTGGCCAGTATTTGCAGCGACCCGCACCAATCGGTGGAGGTATATTCAAAGATGCGTGGTGGCAGTATTACACTGCTTTGCCTACTTTTGAATGGCGTGCCATTTATGCTGATACGGCGCAAAAAACAAAAGAAACAAACGATTTCAGTGTTTTTCAGTGCTGGGGTAAAACTAAAGATGGCAAGGCGTACCTACTGGACATGGTGCGGGGTAAGTGGGAAGCGCCAGAGCTATTGCAACAGGCTAGAGCATTCTGGAAAAAACACAAAAACAGTGGCGCGACAGGTAGCCTTCGTGCAATGAAGATCGAGGACAAGGTTAGCGGCACTGGCTTGATCCAAACGCTTGGCCGTGAAGGTGTGCCAGTGAAAGCCGTCCAGCGTAATATTGACAAGCTAACTCGGGCAATGGATGTTGCGCCAAGCGTAGAAGCTGGGCACGTTTACGTTAGCACTGATGTACCTTTTCTTTCCGACTTCTTAAGAGAGCACAGCCAGTTCCCGAACAGCACGCACGACGATACGGTCGACCCGTGTGTCGATGCCATTTCGGATATGCTTGTCATCGGTAAAGAATTCAAACCAATCTCCATATCATTTATTAATTAGCCTATGGTGTTATAATAGGCAAAAACTATAGGGCCGAATAATGGGCGTTACTACTTTACATCCTGATTACATCGTAAACCTGCCCGACGTTACGCGCACCCGCGATAGCGTAAAGGGCCAGCGTACTATCAAAAGCAAGGGTAAAACCTACCTCCCTGCTGATTTTGCCGAGTCCGACGCTAGCCGCTATGCAGTTTATAAAGAGCGCGCATACTTCCTTGGTGCAACTCGCCAAGCTGCTAAGTCATACAGTGGTATGGTATTCCGCAAACCTGCTGACATGGGTGAGCAGGGTTTGCCGTCTCAGCTTGACGAATATCTATACAATATAGACGGCAGTGGCAAAAGCCTTGAGCAGTTGGCCAAGTTTGGCTTTACCGAGCTAGAAGAAGCTGGCCGGATTGGTATTCTAGCAGACTACACCAATGATCAAGAAGGACTGACCAAACTTGACGAGCGCCTATCAGGTGCGCGTCCTGTGTTATTGCCTTATGTGTTTGAATCTATTGTAAACTGGAAAACAGGCACAGTGAGCGGGCGTTCTATGCTTACACTGGTTGTGTTGCGTGAAACCATCGAGACAAGCGCAGACGAATTCGACCATGAGAGTGAATATCAATACCGTGTGTTGCGGATGAATGATCAAGGCCAGTACACAATGCAGCTTTACGATGATGGCAGTGTGCCGAAAGGTGACGAGATTGTAGTGCTAGCCAATGGCCAGCCGCTTGACCATATCCCGTTTTACATCGCTGGCACTGAAGACAACACGCCAGCCGTTGACGCGCCTATGCTGCTCGACCTTGCCAATATGAATATAAGCCACTACCAATCAACGGCCAATGTAGAGGAGGCGTCTTACTTACTTGGGTGCCCTACGTTGCATATTGATATTGGTGAGATGGGTGTTGAAGAGTTCGCATCGGCTAACCCAGCAGGCGTCAAGGTAGGTGCTCGCCAAGGGCTGCAAACCAAGGGCGGCACCATTGAGATGGTACAAGCCAGCGAGTCCAATCTTGGTGCATCTCAAATGGAAAACAAGATTGAGCGCATGAAAGAGCTGGGCGCGAAACTTGTCACCAAGGGCGGCCAAAACGAGACAGCAGAAGCGGCACGAATCAATGCAAGCGGTGAGGCCAGCGCACTGGACATCGCCGTAAACAATCTATCCGACGTGCTAGAAAAGGCGCTAGAAGACTTTCTTCGCTTCCTTGGCGTTGATACAGAAGTGACTTACCGCCTGAATACTGAATTCTGGGAGTCGTCAATTGACCCACAAGTATTGAATGGAATCACTGGGCTTAAAACCATGGGCGTTATTTCTAACCAAGACGTTCGCTACATGATCCGAACAAAAAATATCGGATTCGAAGAAGGGCGAACAGATGAAGAAATAGACGCATCAATAGCCGATGACAATAGCGGTTTAACACTTGATAGTTAATTGCTATAATCACAACCAGAAGGCTTGACAGGTCGTTAAGCCGAGCAACTTTAGCGGGTGCTAGAATGCCAGTACAAATTGAACACGAAGGTGTAATCAAGACTTTTTACACGCAAGAAGAATTAGATGCGGAAGTGAAAGGCCTGAAAGTAACAAACGAAAACCTGAAAAGCGAAAAGGCCGAATTAAAGGCCAAAGCCGATGAAGCTGCCGAGCAAGTTCGCAATGCTCAAGAAGAAGCGGCTAAAGCGGCAGGTGATAAAGAAGCTTTAGAGCGCATCCATGCAGAACGTGAAGCGGAAGCAAAAGCACGCATGAACGAGCTAACCGGCAGTATTAAAACCGAGAAAATCAACAACGCCATTAATGACCTAGTTACTGAATTGGGAGCTGGTGGCGCGAAGAATGAAGACTTACGCGATTTGGTTAAGTCTCGTTTTAGTATTGATTACGACCTTGATTCGCATGAATTAAAAGTATCTGGCAACGGCGCAAGCTCGCTGGATGAGCTAAAGAAAACCATTAAAGAAAGCGGTCGTTATGATGCTTTCCTAGCTGGTACAGGTTCCACGGGCGGGCGCTCGACTGGTTCCACAAGCACGGGCGCTGCTATTGTAAATCCATTTAAAAAAGAAACATTAAACTTAACTGAGCAAGCACGTATCTTAAAAGAAGATCCGACCCTAGCTGCTCAATTGAAGGCTAGCGCCTAAGAGGAAACAACATGGCTGTTACACAAATTGCGGACGTAATCGTCCCAGAAGTATTTAACCCTTACATGATTCAACGCACCAGCGAGATGGCAAAATTCTATCTTGGCGGTATCGTTAGCACCGACCCACGTTTTGACGCACTAGCGGCTAGCGGCGGTCGTTTATTGAATATGCCTTTCTGGAATGACTTGACCGGTTCGGACGAAGTACTGTCTGACTCTGGCGCGTTAACTCCTGCCAAAATCCAAGCGGCGCAAGACGTTGCGGCCTTATATATGCGCGGCAAAGCATGGCAAGTAAATGACTTGGCCAAAGCTCTATCTGGCGATGACCCAATGGGTGCTATCGGTGACTTGGTTGCTGAGTACTGGGCGCGTCGTTATGAGCAACTTCTTATGTCTAGCCTTTCTGGTGTTATCGCTGACAACATTGCAAACGACTCTGGTGATATGGTTGCTGACGTTACTGGCGCAACTAACGCAGACGTAACTGCTGCAACCAAGTTCAGCGGAGACGTGTTCGTAGATGGCCAAGCCACTTTTGGCGATGCTATTGGCGGCTTAGCTGGTATCGCTTTCCATCCTACGGTTTACCACAACCTTAAGAAAATCGACAATATCTCTTTTGAGAAGGAGTCGATGGGCGATCTTGAGATTGAGACCTACCGTGGCTTGCGTGTTATTGTTGACCGTAACCTGCCGTTCACTCCTGCGGCTGGTAGTAACGCTGGCGATGCTGCTGCACAGTACACTTCGTACTTGTTCGGCCAAGGCGCATACGCACTAGGTCAAGGCGCTGCACCTGTACCGTCTGAGACTGTCCGTGATTCTTTAGGCGGTAACGATGTTCTAGTAACTCGTTCTCACTTCCTATTGCACCCACGTGGCGTTAAGTTCACCGATTCGTCTGTTGCTGGTTCTTCTCCTACAAACGCTGAAGCTGCACTTTCTGCAAACTGGGATCGTGTTTACGAGCGTGAAAATGTCCGTATCGCTGCAATCGTAACCAACGGTTAATAGCCGATCTAAAGGGCGGCTCCGGTCGCCCTTTTTATTTGTGAGGTGTTTATGGGATTAGCATTTTTCCAGCGTGAGCGTGAGCAGCGCAAAGAATTATTAAAAGAAAGTAAAGAACCGGTGATTGTTGAAGTAAAGAGCAATGACGAAGTATTAACAGACGAGCCAGTGAAGCCTAAGGCAAAAAAGAAGGCTAAGTAATGTACCTTATTAATGGGTTATTTAGTGATCTACTGACTAGCGCTATCGAAGGCGACAGGCGACTAAAGACGTCTAGTGAACCTCTGTATCTAAGTATATCAAAAGGACAGATAGCGGGGCATAGGATGGTTTATGTGAATTCATATGCCAACAATATAACAACGACTA